TTTGATACCGAGTTGGGCTGAGATGCCCGACGGAATAGCCATTATGTCTCCTTCTTCGCCGGCTTCTCAGCCTTCAACCAACCCTGTTTCACCAACGCGTTCGCCACATCCGGGTCCGGGATGTCGACGGGTTCACCCGCGACGGCGGTCACGCCGACGGCGGGCACGTCTACGCCGTCGCCAGGCCCGGGATAGATGAGCAACATGTTTCACTCCTTAACTGGCCGGTGAGGTTCGGGCCGTGTACTCCACGTCGAACCGGATCACACACACCCGCACCGCCACACCCGCCACCCCGTAAGTGGACGGGAACTGCATCATCTCGTCGCGGCGGATCTGGGCGTGGATCGTTTGGTCACCGACGACGGGGAGCGGGTCGGTGCGGAGCTCGTTGTCGATCTCCCCGTACACGTCCGCGGCACGGTCCCTAGCGGCCGCCGCCACGGCACCACCGGCGCCGACGCGGATGATCAGGATCTCGCAGGACACGGTCACGGTTTCGTCGTACCGGCCTTGCCCAACCGCAGCCGGTTCCTTCTCATCGGTGACCCGGTACCCGATCACCAACTGGTCGGTGATCGAATCATCCGGGTTCGGGTCGTAGGTGAACACTGTCACCTTTGGGACCATCGCCACCAATGTCGGACGGACGATCAGCAGGGCCTCGAGGGCGTCGATGAACGCCGGTGCGGTCCAGTCGGACATGTCAGGCGACCCCCTGCTACGATGATGGCGAGCGGGTTAGGCCCGGCGGGCCTGCGTTTGGCTTCCATGTGGTCACCAATGCGTGACGGGATGGGGTAGCGGCAGGAGGAAGGGGGGGCCTTCGGGCCCCGGCGAGTGGTTTGGAGACAGAGCCAGCCACGCACATCGCGAGGTGTCGCCCCTAACCCGTCTACGCGACCCCGGCGGGGCGGTGGAACCGCAACCACTCCTCGACGTGCCGCGGGAACGTCGTCAGGCGGAAGGTGCCGTCCTCGTTCGACAGCGACGTGGCGTACCCGGAGATGTCGGACGGAACCAGGTTGGCGAGCAGCATCTTCAACGCCATGTCGCGGGCTTCCCACCCGACCGGGTCCGCGCCGTACACGTACTCGAGCACCACCGGGAACGGGGCCGTACCCGACCCAGCCGGGAAGTAGCCACCGGACCAGAACACCCCACCCTCATCCCAATACAACTCATCCAACGGGACGGTGTCACCGTTGATCTTGCAAGCGAGGATGCGGATGAGGTCTTGGGCGGCGCCCGGTCCAGCAACCCGGTACCCGTCGGCGCGGCGACACGGCCCCACCAGACGCACATACTTGGAGGCATGCACAGGTGAGATTTCACGGCGGCAGTAGCGGGCGTACCAGGAACGCCCGGTGCGATCCTCGAACATCTCACCGATCGCCAGGCGAGCCGACGCGATCAACTGGTCCGGGTATGCCGCCGGATCCTCGAGCGGGGTTTGCATCCCGGTCGTGGTCATGGTGCGGGCGTCGTCCTCAGTGAACAACCCGTTCTCCGACACCTCCAAAGTGTCAACTACCGGGATGATCCCACCCGTCGCCCGGGTCCACGTCACCCGATCCGAGGTGGGTTGCGCGAACACCGCCAACGGCAACACATACGTGTACGCGGTAGTAGCCCCGGACCCGGTCTTAGTCGCTACACCAGCGGACGCCACCACCAGGTTCGGGTCCAACACCGACACCGTCACGTCACCGGCGTCAGCCTGGGTGCCGTCCGGTTGATACACCTTCGTAGCGGTTAGCGGGCCGGTGCCGGCCAGGGCGTTGAGTCTCACCCGAGTTCCCCCTCATCACGGTTCACAGACGATGACCCACCCGACACACCAACCAACGCCCCGCCCTCAACATGATCCAGCAACCCCAACCCCGCAGCCCATGTTGCGACGACGTCACCCTCAATCACCCGCAACGTGGTGGCACCCTCAACCCGGGCCGGCGGGAACGCGTCCCCGCTGGTCACCACAGTCACGACGTGCGCCGTGTCCGTCTCTACCGCTTGGAGCAGGACCCGCAGCTTCGCCTTGGTGATCGGGTGCGCCGTGTCAGTCTCAACGGCTTGCCCGACCGTGGACCGCTTCAACCGGAACAGCGCGGTAGCGGTGTCCGTTTCGACGGCTTGGCCGACGGCGACAACTGTCGCCCCACCAACAGTGAACGGTTGAGCCGTATCCGACTCGACCGCTTGCCCGAGGGTCCTCCGCTTGGCTTTCCCGAGCGCCGTAGCCGTGTCGGTCTCGGAGGCTTGGCTCAGGGTCTTGCGCTTGGCCTTCGCAACAGCGAACGCGGTGTCCGATTCAGTGGCCTGCCCGAGGGTTCTCCGCTTGGCTTTACCGGTGACGGTGGCGGTATCAGTTTCTACGGCTTGACCGAGGGTTCTCCGTTTGGTCTTCGCTACCGCGGTGGCGGTGTCCGTCTCAACCGCTTGCCCAAGGACAACAACGGTGGCGCCGGCAACAGTGAACGTGGTTGCCGTGTCCGTCTCAGTGGCTTGCCCGAGGGTGCGGGTCTTAACCACCTTGAACGCAAACGCCGTGTCCGTCTCGACCGCCTGCCCAAGCGTCTTGCGCTTGGTCTTACCGACCACGGTTGCCGTGTCAGCTTCGGTGGCCTGGCCGAGCGTCCTGCGCTTGACCTTTCCGAGCACCGTAGCCGTGTCAGCTTCGGTGGCCTGGCCGAGGGTTCTTCGCTTAGCCTTCGCTACCGCGGTGGCGGTATCCGTCTCAATCGCTTGGCCAAGAGTCCTGCGCTTGGCGCGGCCCAGGGCGGTTGCCGTGTCCGTTTCAACCGCTTGACCGAGGACAACAGTGGTACCACCCGCGGCGGGGCCACGAACCAGGCGCCGACGACGGGCAGGAACAAACCTGAGATCAGACGGCCGCCACCAACGCATCAGAGTTCACGGACATACGCCGTCCCGGACATGGTCACATCATCAGCAAACGTCGTCGTCATACGGATCACCAGAAGCCCATCCGCTTCCTTGCACTGCCACCCGTACCCCTCCGGCACCGGCCCCCACGCGTACCCGGCACGCACATTGAACCCGTCAGCGTGCAAATTCACCGGGGTGCCAGTCGAGGCGATCGCGGTACGGAGCACATCAGCGGTGAACGTCGCCGCCGCGTCACCAGCGTTCAACGGGCGAGGTGTCGTCGACGTCCCACCAGTGCCATCCGTGGCGTGACCACGCACCACCAGCAGATTGACCCATTCCTCCTGCGCCTCCGCCAGCTCCGACGTGGTCGCCAGGTGCAACCCGTAAACCTCAATCTGCTTGTCGTCAGCGGGGTCCAACTCGAACAGCTCGTAGTCACCGGACGCGGTGGCGACCGTTTGCGCTGAGAACACGACCGAGTAAATGCGCATCATGCTCCTAACGAAATAGGCCAACTCGAACGCCGTCGACGAACCGGTCGACCAGTCACCGCACCCGCAACCTCAGCAACCGCGACCCCGACCATCGCCCGAGACGCGGTGGTCGCCGTCCACCCCACCGCCGTCGACCCGGAACCAGGTGTGGTTTGCCGCCCCGACACCCACACCCTCGCACCAGCGTCCGCCGAACTCACCGCGGTGCCACCGGAAATGATGGTCAGGTTGCCTGGGGCGTTCAACCCAGACGAGGCAGCGAACACCCGAATCGCGGTGGTGGCACCCGAGTCCAACGTCACCTGCGGGTTAGTGCCAGCCCCCGACAACACCTCAGCGTCAAGCACCTCAAGGTCAGCGGCGGCGGTCAACCCAACCGCCATAACGTACTTCGGGTTAGCGGAAGCGCTATGACCAACAGACACCGTCTGGGTACCGGTCGGAACCGACGCACCAAGAAAGTAACAGCACACGGCGACCGGTTCCCCAACCGTGTCACCGGCGAACCCTGGGGACGTCCGGGCAGCGGTCACCCCACCGTAAGTGGCGGTAGCGTCGAACTCGACGTCGGTCCCCGCGTTCATCGAGAACCCGAAGATCAGGATCCCCCGAGGTGTGCCCGATGGCACATAGGACACCGTGAACGGGTCCGGGGTCGTGGTGAACTGCGCCGAGGTAACGAACGTGTCGAATGCAACCGCCACGGGACCCCCCTTACGGTATCGGGGTCGCCGCCGGGTCACACGTCGCCACCACAGTGATCGACGTGTCCGAGCCCTTCACCGGGGTGCGCAGCGAATTGGGCTCGAGGAAGATCTTCACCGGACGGGCGAAGCTGTCATCGTTGGACAGCACCAACGCCTCGTCACCGGCAGGGCACGCTGGCACCGACACATGCCGATTCTCCGACCCATGCCTCGTCCCATGCCAACCGTAAGACACCACACCGGGTGCCACAGCCACAGAGAGCGACCCTAAGGCGGGGACGGTCACCACTGGTTGCACGTACCCGGCGACCAACAAGCAACCCGTTAGAACGACAGCCAAGGTGCGTACAACGCGACGGGCACCCATCAAGCAGCCCGAGCCGAACCAGCAGCAGCGATCTGGGCGGTGATATCGGAACCGTCCGGTGTCACCACGAAATCATGGTGATCCAGCGGCAACACCGTCGAATCAGTACCGGCACCGGTGTCCGGGTCGTAACCGACGAACAGATCCGACACAGGGTTACCGGTCGCACCCGTCCACGTCTGATCCGGGAAATCCACATCCACCAGGTTCGTGGTGTCATTCACCGTCACCGTCACCGACGCCGACACCGTCTTACGACCCATCGTCGTTTGCTCATTGTTCGCCGCAGCAAGCAACGCCAACAGGTCATCGTAGTTGTTGAGCACGTCATCCGCTTCGATCCCAGTCGCCTCCAACGGCACAATGATCAACGCATCCGACGCAGCCGGCAACGTGTACCAGTGAGCAAACCGGCCCTTCGCGATGTTGTAAACGAAGTCCGCCATCAACCCTCCCCTACATACTCGACCAGGAACCGGTTCACCGGCCCCGGATCCTTCTCACCCTCGTTAGCGTGCAACGCCTTCACCACCGTCCACCCCGACGCCACATACTCAGTGAGGATCGCGACCGAACACTCAGCGGTGTCACCCGGCTCAAGCTTGGTCAAATACCGCATGTTCCCGTCAGGGTCAACACGCCGCTCAATCGACCGATGGAACATCAGTTCCCATCCTTCCTGGGACGACCCGGGCCCCGCCTCGGAGGCACCGCCGGCGACGTACGCTTCTCCCCGCCAGGTGTGGCAGTCGCCTTCTCCGCCTTCGGCGGCAACGAAGGTGTCTCGGCGTAACCCTGCGCAACGAGGTCCGCGGCCATCGCAGCGGGCAGATCAGCGGGTACACCACGGGGCGGGTACTCGTGGTAGCCGTCTTCGTCATGCCAGCCACCGACGATGCCAATGTTCATTGTGACCTTCACTTGGTTCCTCCTAGCCGATGAACGCTTTCGATGTACTTAGCTGCAGCTCGCAGAAGCGCCGGGCGGTCCCGGAAGAAACCGATACCCATGTTGCATCGACCACACAACAGAGCTCGGTTTCGGCCGGTGGTGTGGCAATGATCAACGTGGAGGCGACTCGCCGCCTTGATTCCGTTCGGGTCCGGTTCGTCGCCGCAGATGGCGCACCGGTTCCCTTGCGCTACGCGCATCGCTTCGAACTCTTCGACGGTCAGACCATATCGGCTGAGGTTCTGGGCCAGATTGACTGCCCGCCGGCCTGGATTAGACGTCACCCTACGGGCAGCGTTCTTACGTTCCTTGGCCTCGGGTCGAGCTTGTCGCTTCTGGGCCGCTGCTCGTTGGTCAGGTAATCGGACATAGCACGACCTCGAACATGCACGTTGGTTAGATCGGTAGGGCTGGTACTCCCGGCCACACACCTCACAGGTGCGGGCCGGGAGTCCAGAGGCAGGGTTCCGTCTGTATGTAGGCATTCCCACATACTAGCAGACCTTACCCATTCCCGCTTACATGGACGCGCTATTTAAGCTGCGTTTCCGATGAAGTGCTTGACGCTGCCAGTGGTGTCGATCAGGTCACCGTCGGTGCGCAGAATGAACCGGAACGTCACGAGGTCGGTGCTGAACGCGAACTCGTCGGACCGCTCCACCCGGACACCGGACACGTCCCGGATGTAGTAGGTGGACATGTCACCGAAGATCACCGACTTGGCTGACAAGGCAACCGCGGCGATGTTCGGGTCGGACACAACCGGCCTGCCGAGCAGGGTGTTCGGTGTGCCGGCCACGAGACCGGGCTGCCACAGGTAGTTGTTGTCGGAGCCCTTCAGCTTCCGGGCTGCACCTTCGGTGGCTCGCCGCATCATCCATGTGGCCCGACCTGCGTACGGTTCGATCACCGAGTAGGCCAGGTCGATCAGGTTGTCAGCGGTGAACGCACCAACGACAGCGGCGGCGCCGGTCACCCCAAGGGTGGAAGCGGTGACAACCCCGAGGGGCTGCGCTGCGCCGGTGCCGGTCATGAAGTGGGCGCCGGAACCGTTCGCCAACGCCTGCCCACCCTGACGGGCGAGGAACCCTTCAAGGTCCTCGATGCCGTTGTCGGTGAGCGCCTCAGACGACACCTGAACCAGGATGGCGTACTTGAACGCACCGAGCACAACCTGGGCGAACGCCGGGTCGGATTCGGTGATCGGCGCGCCTTCAGCGATGATCGTCGCAGCCGAGTACGCGGTCGTCTTCGGGACCTGCAGATCCTCGCCACCGGCTGTGGTGAGCACCGTGACGTTGGTTTGGCGGATCGCCGAACTGTCGATCATGTGCTCATACAGGCGACCCAGGAACGAGTCGGGGACGATGGCGCCGGCGGTGCCGGAGATGAGGACGTCACGGCGTTCACCGTGCCACCTCTTCAACGCCGACTGGTAGGCGCCGGGTGCCTTGAAATCGACACTCTTGATTTCGCCTCGGGCGAGCGCCCGGAACTTGTCGGCAGCGGACGGGCCCGTCTTGTGCTGCCCGTCGGGCAGGTCACCGGAACCGGACTCGACCCGCATGTCGGCGAGACGCTTGGTGCGCTGTTCAGCGGCGCCGATCTCGTCGATGCGGGCGTCGAGCTCGATCAGTTCACCGTTCATACCAACCCAGGTTTCCTGGGCCTGGCCGTCGAACTCGGCGGCGTCGGTGGCGTCGAGGTGGGCTTTGGTCTTCTCCCACAAGCGGGCACGCCGCTCAATGAGATCGGTGAGCAGTTTGCTCATGGTGTTCTCCTGGCAAGGATGGCCAACGCGTGAGCGTGGCGGTTGCGGTTGACGCGCTCGAGGTCCTCGGCGGCGGCGGCTCCGGCAGCGCACACGGCGTCCCGTAGGGCGGGGCGGCGTGCGATCAGGTCCCGTAGCTGTGTTTCAGCTTGGGAAGGGTCGAGGAGGATCCCGGCGGTGTGCCGGGCAACAGTCAAAGCTTTGGTGGCGCCAGCGGCCCGCACAGCGCCTTCCACGGCGACCACCTGATCACGGTTGTATCCGAGGCCACGCATCGCGACCGCTTCGGAGGTGGTTTGCGGGAACGCCGGGAACACAACCGGGCCACCCTCGAACAACTCACCGGACAGGATGGTGCGCTTGGATCGTTCCAGGCCGTTGTCTTCGGTGGGTTCATCCCACCGTTCGGAGGTGACGTAGAACCACACGGAGGAGCCGGTGACGTCACCGCGGGCAACCTGGGCGTGAACGGACATGGCGTTCGGGTCGTCCGGGTTGATGGCCACGTCGTAATGCAACCCGTAGGTTTGGTCTTCGAGGGTGAGGGTGCCAGCGGTGGTGCGACCGAGTAGCCGATCAGTGTTGTGGTTGAACATGGACCGCACATCAGCGTCGGGTTTCAGGGCGGTGGCCCACGCCCCAGCGGCGACTTCCTCATCCCATGACATGAACCAGCCGTCGATGGTGGTCGCCTGGTTGTACACGGACGCGTACCCGGTGATCCGGGGGGCAGCGGCGTCACCTTCGGCCCGCACCTCCGAGACGTAGCCTCGGGCTTCGAGACCACCGGGGCCGAGTTCAGCGGTGAACTGTTCAGGACGCGACATCAGGTTCAGCCTTCCTCGTCTTCGGTGGTCTTGAACGCCCGGAACGGTGGCCACAGGGTCACGTCGCCACCGTCGACAGGTGGTTCATCCTCGAGCATCCGGGCCTCGTTAACTGTTTGGGTACCGGACCGGATACGGGACGACGCGATATCGGCCCGGGTTTTCGTGTCGGCCCGCAGATACGAGTCGGCGTTGAACTTGGCCCGCTGCCTGGCCGGCAACGAGTCGTTCCACCAGTCCTCAAACGGCGCCATCCACGGGCCACACGTCTGTTGCAAATGGTCGGTGTTGGAATCAACCCGGTTGGCGTACGTGATCGACGACCCGGTAGCGGCGAGCCCCACCCGCTCAGGTGGCGTGTTGAACACACGGCACACCGCCAACCCAACCTTCTCCTCGGTGCCGGTGAACCCGGCCTGATCCGGGCCAAGCTGCACCGGTGTGTACTTGATGCGGGACAACACCAACGGTTCGCCACGTCTCCGCAACGCATGCCGGATACGGGTCTTCACCTTCTCCGCGGTTTCGTCGTTGGGGATCACAGCCCCGGACTCGTCGGAGAAGATCGCGGTCGGGTGGGCGCCGTTGTCGAACCAGTCCGCCGCGTAACTCTTAGCCACAGCCGCGAGCCGGAACGTCAACTTGTGGGTCTCCAACGGGGCCGGCGACTTGGCGTCCCCGGGGGTCGGGTAACGGCGCAGATGCATAACCTGATCCGGGTCAACCTCGCGACCCTCGAACCGGTACCGGTCGAACCCGGCGAACCGGTCCACAGTCACCTTGTCGGGGTGCCACAAATCAACAGTCTCCGGGAACCCCAACCGGTCAACGGCGGTGATCCGCCCGTACGTGTTCCCCCACCACGCCATCGACCACGCTGCACCCCACACCCACTCGCGGCGGGTGCGGTCCGGTTGCGGCCGGCCCACCACCATCGGGAGCGGTTCAACCGGCACCCGGGTATCGGCGGTGC